TAGTTTCATTACAAGGATTACAGTTATTATCACAATCATTACAATCTTTAGTTTCATTACAAGGATTACAGTTATTATCACAACTATTAGTTTCACAACAATCAGTATTACAATCATCATTACAATCATTACAATCATCATTACAATCATCACAATCATCATTACAATCATCATTACAATCATCATTACAATCATCACAATCATTATTACAATCATCATTACAATCATCACAAGGTTCAGTTGTTTGATAACATTCAGTGCTTGTATCACAACAAGAACTTGTATAATAATAATTATTATTATCACAATTTTTTTCGGTCATGCAATTAATGATATCAGATAACGATAAAGAGCATGTTTCAGTTTTATCACAACAATCGGTCATTATATAATATATTATATTATAATTTAATTTTCAATAATATATATTATATAATATTTTTAACCATACTATCTAATTCATTTAATGAATTATTATTTAAATCATCTATACTAAAAATATCATTATTTTGATTATTTTTTGGTTTATTATTTGGTTTATTATTTAATTCTTTTTTTACATTTTTTTCTTTTTTTTCCTTTTTTTCTTTATTTTTATAAAACATATCATATATATATAAACCTGTAATTATACATAAAAAAAAAGTTATCCAAAATAAATAATTGTTATTTTCCATATATTATATTTATTTATTTTATAATTATTATTTTTTCACAAAATTTTATTAATATATTATATATGGATTTAAAAAATACTTATTTAGTAATAACAATAATAATAATTATAGTATTTTTCTTTATCTATCATTATGATATTTACATAATAAAAAAAGGTGAAAAATTATGTGAAAATATAATGGTAGAGAAAAAACCAAATATTGATAAAGATCCAATTAACAATGAAGATAAAATAAATGATTATTTTGTATCTGATGTTAAAGATAATAATGTTATTAATGATGTTATGAAAGTATTAGAAAATATTCCAACAAAATTATCACAACCTGAGATGTTAAAAATAGTTTCATATTTAAATAAAATATATCAAAAATCACCAAATATTAATGTTTATTTAAAAAAAGTTAAAAAAATGCCAAATAAATTTCCTTATGATACAAAATATTCAACATTAGTATCTAATTTAATTGTTGAATTAGATACAAAATATAATAAAAAATTAAATAAAATTAGAAAACAAAAAAAAGTTTCTTTCAATGAAAATAATAATCAAATTATTACAATTGATAATAATTCAATAAACAAAAAAGAAACATTTAGAAATTTAGATTCTGGTGAATTTACTAATTATGCTCCATTCTAATTAAACCAAAATTTTTCTAATGTAAATTGATTACCACCACCCATTTGACCATATTTATCCCTCTTTTCATTATAATACATAACTGTTCCAAATATAGTTATACCTAATATTCCCGTTAATAAATAATTATTAATATTGTCATACTCACTTAATATTTCATTCTTCTTTTCATTATTAATGTTTTCATCATTTATCACATTTTTATATTCAGTTATTTTATGACTTTCATATAAAAAATATATCACTAAAATTAGTAATATTGATATATTATACATATAATTTAATTTTGTTGTCAAAATAAAAAATATATATACTATAAATCCAACTATCACAGTATTTAATATTTCATTTTTATTTACCTCCAAATTAATCGGATTTCCAAACATTACCAATAATGTTATTATCAATATCAATAATATCAAATGTTGTGCCGTTCTACTATCTTCTATTTTACTCTTTAACGAATTAGAAAATAAATTTGATGTATAAGGGGACATCAAAAATAAATATGTTAATAATAATACACGCCCTATTGAATATGATGTTTCCATATATTACTATTAATAAATTATATATTTTTATTTAAAAATAAATTTTTACAAATGATATATGACTTTTATAACATTTGAAGAAAAATTTAATAATGAACAAAAAATTAAAAAAAAAATAGAATATGAAAAAGAATTACATAAACAAAAATCTCTTTTTAATTCAAAATATCATAATGTTATATTTGAAAACTTAAAATTACAAAATAATGATATTGAAACTGATGATAGTTCAACACATTATTTAGATGTAAAAAATAATATTATATATTCATATGATTATGAAGAAGAATGTTGGTATGTTAGTAATAATAATCATTTAAATAAACTTTTTAATTAAAATTTTTTATACAATTAATTTATTAAATAATTAATTATACATACAAAAAATATTTACTTCTTAGAACTTCTCTTCTTAGTTGTCTTTTCTTCAACTACCTTTTCTTCAACAATCTTCTCTTCAACTTGAGCAACTGGTTGAGTTTCGACAGTTTTTGTTCCCATTCTATCATAAACTGTCTTAATAAAGTTTTGGACATTGTAAAAATTAAATCCTTCCTTATCCTTAGGAGTATCTACATTGTTCATATACTTTACTTGTGAATCTGACAACTGAAATGTTTCTTGAATAGCAGGATTTACACGATGAATTCTTCTATCCTTCTTATCCTTAAGTCCATTGTCATCCAAATACTTATGAAGATGTTTAGAAATATCAGTTCTTGGAACTGTCTCTTCAGTCATATTAAATAACTTGGCAAACTCAGGAGGTAAAGGTGTCTTATCACCAAAACCTGTGGCTCTCTTCTTACCAGAATTTGAAGACTTTTTAGTCTTAGCACTTCTAATAACCGCTCTATTTGTTCTTTCTACAAACTTTTTCAAACTCTTTTTTAAAGTCAAATCATCTTTTTTTCTTTTATTAATATTTTTAATAAGTTCTTTATAATGAGTTTCTAATGAATACTCACTACGAGCATTATCAACAGTAGTTTTATTTTGAGTTTCTGTTTCAACAACATTTACTGTTTCAACAACATTTGCTGTTTCAACAACATTTGCTGTTTCAACAATTGGTTCGGGTTGTTCAACAACTTTTGTGTTTTTCTTAGTTCTAGCCATTATTATAAATATATATAATGTCATTTCTTTAAGTAGTTTTAACTTTTATTATTATTATAAAAAAATTGAAAATTAATAATTAATAATGAATAATAATTAATTATTAAAATGGAAGATAAATTTTCAAGACAAAGTTATGCTATTGGTAAAAATTCAATTAATAAAATAAAAGAATGTTCGGTCATTATATTTAATTTTAATCATTTATCTTTAGAAATAATAAAAAATTTAATTTTGTTAGGTTTTGAAAAAATAGATATTGATGTTAATGATACTTTTCAAAATAATTCTTCTAATTTATATTATACAAATAATAATTTATTAAATTATTTAAAAAGTTTAAATCCAACAATATCTATTAATAATATACATGGTAAAAATGTTAATATTACTGATTATAATGTTGTTATATTATCTAATATGATTTCAAATGATGTTAATAAAGTTTGTAGAGAAAATAACATATGTTTTATTATGTCCTGGTGTTTAGGATTATCGGGATGTATATTTAATGATTTTGGTAATAATTTTACTTCAAGAGATTTAGATGGAGAAAATTATAATTATCTTATCATTGAAAATATTGAAAATAATATTATTACTTGTAAAGATAAACATCTTTTACAAAATGATGACATACTTTTACTTAACGATCATGAAATTGTTAAAGTTAATAAGATTATTAATATGTATAAATTTTCAATTAATTTTGAAACAAATAATATTACCACTTTAAAAAAGATGAAAAAAACAAAAGAATTTCATTTTAAAAGTTTAAAAAAAAGTTTAAATATTAATCAAGATTTAATATCTAATTTTAAATATTTTAATCGTGAAAAATTATTACATATATTATATCTATCTTTTTTTGATTATTTAAATAAATATAACTCGTATCCATCTATTGAAAATATTAATTCTTTTGAAGAAATTATTATTTCATACTCTAATATAGACGATGAATTTCAAATAATTATTCACAAATTTTTATCAACAATTAATGGTAATTTTTTACCAATATCATCAATTATTGGTTCTATTGTTTCACAAGAAGTTATTAAATACATACTCAATAAATTTATACCAATTAACTCTTGGTTTAATTTAGATTGTTTTGAACTATTAAAAGATAATGAAATAATTACTAAAAATACATATGATAATAATAAATATAATGACCTAATAAATATTTTTGGTAATGAAACAATTGATAAAATACAAAATACCAAACCTTTCGTTGTTGGAACAGGAGCTATTGGTTGTGAGCTATTAAAACAATTAATGGCTTTAGGAACTAAAAATATAATAACTACTGATATGGATAATATTGAAGTATCTAATTTATCAAGACAATTTCTTTTTAATAATGATGATATTCATAAATCAAAATCAACAACTGCTTCACAAAAAGTTATGCAAATGAATAATGATATTAAATGTTTTCCACTAACAGAAAAATTATGTCCTGAAACAGAAAATATATTTAATCAAAAATTTTATGATGATATTGATATTAATCTTTTAGCATTAGATAATATGGATGCAAGATTATATGTTAATTCTCAAACAATTAAATATAAAAAACCTTTATTTGATTCAGGAACAACTGGACTACAAGGAAGCGTCCAAGTAATATTACCGAATATTACTGAAACATATGAAGCTAATAAAAATAATCAACAAGATAATATTCCATTATGTACCATTAAAAGTTTTCCTTATAAAGTAGAACATAATATTCAATGGGCTAAAGAAATATTTGAAGAAGAATTTTATAATAATATTAATCTTTTAATTAAATATAAAAATAATCTAAATTTATTAAATGAAATTGATACTATTGATATGAAAGAACTTTTTAATGTCATAAATAAATATTCTTATTTTAATAAAGATTTTAATTATCATTATATACTCTCATATTTATACTATAAAAATTATATTTTTAATATTAAAGAACTAAATAAACAATATAAAAATAAAAAAGAAGAACTTAAAGGAAAAAATCTTCCAAATAAAATTAATATTAAATATAATACAAATTATTTTAAAGAATATTTCTTATTTGGTTATAGTTTGTTAAATGAAATATTCAATACAAGTGAAATACCAAAAGATTATAATTTGATTGATATTAAAAAAACAAAAAAAAGAGTAATTAATAAAAAATTAATTATTAAAATATTAAATAGTTTAAATATTATAAATCCTATTATTTTTGAAAAAGATGATAAAAAGCATATACAATTTATAACTAATATTGTTAATTTTAGAAATATTCAATATAATATGAAAATTACAGATGAATATGAAGTTAAATTAATATCAGGAAAAATTATTCCCGCATTAATTACAACCACATCATTAATTGCTGGATTTCAAATTATTGAATATATTAAATATATTAAATTTAAAGATGATATTAAATTAGAATTATTTAATAACAAATATGTAAATTTAGGTATTAATTATATTGATTCAATTGACCCTGTTGAATGTAAAACAACAAAAATTGGAAAATTTAATTATAATGAATGGAATAATAAATTATTTATAGATACTGATAATACAAAAAAAGCAATTAAATTATTAGAAGATTTATTAGAAACAAAAATAGAATATATGACATATCTAAATGATAATAATCATCCTATTGAAATTTATGATGGTGATGATATTACATTACCTGAAATAAAATTTAATCACAAAGTAGAAATTTTAATTTTAGATGAAATTGTTTTAGAAATTCAATTTTAATTACTAAAATTTTAATATAATACAATTTAAAAATATATAATATATTTATATGTGTAATTGTTATAAACAAAAATTTTTAAAATGTAATGAAAAGGTATTATTTACTGGTAGTTA